TCTCTTTTAATGTCAACTTGGGCTTGCCTTTCAGCATCAAGAATCTGATCAACAGCAGTAGTTTTAAACTGCGAAGTTGTTCCTTCTTGAGCTAAAGCTCGGCTTAAAGCTTGGTGAGTTTCGATTCCAGCTTGCTTTCTGCCAGCTTGGGTTTTTTCTTCTGCAATCTCTTTTGCGCCTTCAGCTTGAATAGTGGTGCTTGCAGCACTAGCGGTTGCAGCACTTGTAGCTAAAACGCCGAGAACTATTGTCGCTGTAACGGGATCAGCCATTCCATTTGTCCTCTGGCAAATAGTAAATAACGTGATCCATTGAATCTTCAGGATCATAGTTATGTAAAAGACCTTCTTTTACAAACCCAAGCATCTCCGCCCAATCCTTTCCGCTTTTAAAGTCATCTCGGACGGTTAGCTCGACCCGCCTTGTGGCGGGGTCGAGTAACCGTATGTTTCCTAAAGCCGCTTTAACCGTTTTTGTGTAAAGCAGCGGGTAGCGTTTACCTTCTTTGTTTAGAATTAACCACAGTCTGTGAGTCCCGTTATTAACCTCAATAGATCCAAACATGGCTAAATACTGATCGTCTTTTATAAGTGTAAAACAGAATTTAGAAGATTCCAAAGGGTTGAAATTATTGGATAAATCGTATCCAAGTAATTTAGCATCCTCTAGCTTGGACTTTCTAATGTCAATCACGGTCTCGTTCCGCGCTCCCCTCTAAGGTTTATTTTCTGAATCAAAAACGGATACCCAGCTTCCGGGTAGAAAGTCAATTTAGAGGTTTCGTTTTCTTCCCTTTGGTCTAACTCAACCTTATACCTACCTTCTCTCCGGACGGCATCTTGAGTCCTAGACAAAATTGCAGGAATGTCATCAACAAGATCAATTTCGTTAGCAATTGACTCGCCGTAATGACGAACTCCTATCTGATGAGCATCTTTAATCTGAAGAGTAGCCGAAGTCAAAAACGTATAATTCAAATCCATGTCACCAAGTTGATTGTTCAGGACAGGAGGGAGGGTAGAGAAGTAGATTTCCGGCTTGTAACCAATCACGTAAGAAAAGCCCTGATTAGAAGAAAAGCTGTAAGAACTAGTAGACCCTGACAACGTAGTCACACCTGACGTAGCCAAAATGCTATCAGTGATGACTTCTCCATCCGAATACTCAGCACTGATCGATTTAACTTCCGCATACTTTAAGCCTCTTTCAAAAAAAGCTCCGTTATATTGAAGGTAAAAATTTTGCGATATGCCAGTGTCAGCAGGATTAGTGCCTATTGTCGAATTTCCAATAAGATTGACTGACGCAGTTCGATTCAATAAAAATCCATCTTTATTCCAAGGATGCTTAGAACTAAACTGACGAGTACTTGCGTTGCCATTCCAGTTTTCAATTTGACTAGGATCAGGTCGAGGAATCGTATAAAATAAGTTGTTTTCACTTGCATTTAATGCAGTGTGGAAATTTCCATAATTCAAATACGAAAGACCACCAGTAAGACCTGTAATTAAACCACTGCCACCATCAACAATTCCATGATTGCTTTCAGTTTCAATTTTTAATTCTCCTGTAAATGGATATGCATTTCCTGCAATATCTAAATCTACAATCTTATCGGAAGTATCGTCTGTCCTTCGTCTTTCAGAAGCAGTAGTAATAGACAAATCTAAACCAACAAAGTCTTTTGTGTCAGATAAATAAGGGCTGTACTGAGTTAAGCATTCTAAAGTGTTATAAGGCCCTGCCGTATCTGCTGTGTCTGCTGTGTCAATTGTAATTGAAACATTGCGTTCAACGCTTAACCAAAGTTGATCAAAATCTTTGTTTACAGATGGAATAACTGCAATTGAATTTACTTTAGATCTTGGGCGAGCAAGGTAAGCAGGACCAGCAATCCTGTGATTAAAAAAAGCTTTTTGTTCTTCGGAATCTAAAATTACTCCAGAAATTAAATCGCCATTTTTAGAGACAAGCCAAAGAACCTGAATCGGAGATCTGGCAAAAGCCATATCCACGATTCCGTCTTTGAATAAATGTTCGCTAATAATTGATTCTACAGTAGGCTTAAAAGCATCAGCTTCTACAGAATACTTAAGACTTAAAAGCTTATCTCCGCGAGCGTTTATGTAATAAAGTTTTCCATCAATATATTCAGGATAAGTAGAATTAGCCCCTTCTTCTGAAATCAGATCCATTTTCCAGTTGCCAGGACCGTAAGTCTCATTTCGCTGAGGCTTGTTGCTCATGTATATGCCATTAGCCGTAGCAACAGCTAAGCCTTGTGGCATGTTTTTCATCCATAAAATCTTCCCAGAAGTACCCTCTTGCAAGCTGTAAGTAAAAGAATCAGTTGGAAAAGTTCTTGGATTTTGAGTGCCTCCAGGCGCCCAATAAACGTCTGTATCTGGATCGTCAACATTGTTAGCGGAATTACTTCCACCATCATCAGGAGTAAAGTTTTCAAAATCTCCTTTTACAGAAGCAGCCATCATGCTTGGGTTTTCGTTGTTTGAAGCAAAAAACAATCGGTTATCAAATACGCATATAGCCCCAGGCCAACCACCTGTTCCGTCATCTAAGGGATCTTCAAATAAATGACCAATTCTGGTCTGACTGCTTGCTTTGAGCCAAACCCATACTTCATTATTCGATTCAGCAATAAGATTAGTAAAAGCAAAAGGTTTGTTTATTTTGATTCTTAATTGTCGCGTCGGATTAGTATGTTTTCTTAAAACAACAGTAACTGTATCTGCGCTTTCGTCAGTAGAAGTGTAACTTCCAGAAAATTGCTGAGAGTCTACGTTTACCTTTGCGTATGAATCGCAAAGGTAAACTTGCGTGTCATCGTAAACGCTATGGACATAGAACTGGTTAGGCTTTAAAGCATTTGGCTCAGTATCACTTTTATTTACACCGCTATGCGTAGGAAGAGTGCCAGCGCCACCCATGACGTTTAATTCTACAATGTCTCCAGGCGCAAGAAACGAGTTTGATCCAACATACAAAAGGCCGGGACTTGCAGAAGTAAATACTCTGTCAGAAGCACCTTTCCCTGTAATAGTGAGACTGGAAGGAGCGGTGTGTCGTTGTTCTTGAACAACTCCTTCTGCCCACAAAAACGTAGATGTGTCAAAAGATGTAAAAGCATCAAATGCAGCTTCTTTATTATTAATATCTTCAGAAGCAACGCCCGTAACAGCTTTTTGCATAGTATCGAGGTTACCAAAAGTGTCTGCAACAAGATTTGTTCTGCCGCTGCCTTGCCCAATATTAAAACGAATGCGAACTGCTCTGCCAGCCCATGAGCTGTCAGCATCGTAACCAGACAAAGAAGTTTTTATAGACGGAGAGTTTTCATGCAAAAATATATGTGTGTCGATTCCGTTTTCGTTTATGTTTTTTCCAGTAGTACCATTTCCCCCATCCCATTGAACTTCCCCAGTGGTGGCTAATGGAAATTTTTGACCCTCAACAGCGCTGGATGGAATTGGGTGGAGTTCGCTCGGATCGGCAAATTTGGCAAGACCTTGCCAAGATTCTCCGTAAGTAGAGCTTTCCCTCCAAGGTCCACCATTAAAGTAGAAATTGTTGTATTTAAAATTAGTCTCACCTGTTCTAACAAGTTTAGTGGGTCTGTAGTTTCTGTGAGCAAAGTACATAGTGTCGCCGTAGTAAGCAAATTGAATATCGTCTAAATCATCTTCTAAATAAGGCGTAACAAAATAATCTAAATTAGAACTGCTAGCTACAGTAGAGGTTCCACCTGTGTAAGTGATTGATTTGTTTTCAAATACCCAACTAAAATCTGTCATGTTAGAAGTAGCAGTAACATTTAACTGAGCACCTTCAATACCAACGTTTTGATATTCGTCAGTTATATAAACAATGTCGCAAAGCTGATTAGCAACGTAAGCGCCTCTATCTGTGGCTGGAGCAGTAACGTTTCTTTCGACTGAATGAACCCAAAATCTATTGCCAGACGTTACTGTGTGAGAAGAATTAAATTCAGTTGAGCTTCCTTTACCTTGAGCAGAAGTATCTTTTGTTTGTAGATTAATACTGCTGGTAACGCCCACAGTAGGAACGTTTGCAGTTGCTCGACCATCATAAACAATTTGATCAAACTCAAAATAAAAAGGTCCATCACCAGCGTCTAGTGTAGTCCTGTTTGGTCGTAAAAATAAAAACCCTGCTTCTGGCGTATCTAAAACATCACCCATGTCTGCAAGAGTATTAGAATGTACAGGCGCTGCTGCTTGAGGAAAACGAATGCTATCAGTAACGCCTTCTAAGACTTTTCCGTCTTTAAAAATCCGAAGTCTTTTGTCAGTAAACTCAAGCATATAAGACAAATCTTCAGACACCTTAAAAGCAATAAGTCTTGCTTTTTTAGGCGAGCGATTTGCCAACGTATCAATATTTGAAGTAAGAGAAACGTACTCAGTCCCAGGGCGAGGAATTAAGTCGCCCTTATTAGTACACATTACGTTTAAGCTAGTGCTTAAACCTTTAGAATAGACTTGAAGATCAGACCTTCCCTCTAGGTCAGGACTGATCTCTCCACCAGAAAAATTCTTTTGTGAAATGTTTACCTGGGTCAAGTTTCTCGTCCCATTTCATTTGCCCAAGTAGAGTGAAAATCATTAATAGAACCGTTTTCTTGGGCATCAATTGACTTAGCTTGAGAAAGGGCAACCTGAAATTCTTTTTGTATTTCGTTAGTCACAGAGCTTGTTTTGATAAGCATTTCTGAAAGTTTATGAGCAATTTTAAGCGAAAGACATTCAATAAAACTTCTATCTAAGTCAAAATTGCCCAGATTGAAATCTTCAATAAATTCAATATTGATCATATCGTTAACATTGCAAAGCAAAATCTTATCAAGAGAAGTGTCAGAAGCACTGTCTCTTCGCTGCAACCTATATTCGTCGCCTTCAGGTATCTCTTTAACATTTAAAAGTCTAATAACTCGTCTTGGA